ATAGAATTAGATGTATCATTAGAAGAATTACAAGAAGTTCGTGAACTTTGTAGCAAGCCTAATCTAGAAAAAGAAATATTAAAAATAAAAAGTAATCAAAGAGAACTTTTTAATAATAAATTAGTATCTTTGTCCAATAAACCTAAAATTAAAAAAGATGGTAAAAAAAGCAACACAAAAACTTAACATGAATGAGAGTATGATGTTAACATCATCAAATTGGGGGCCTAATAAAACCTTTAAGATGATTCCAGTTAACCTTGAGTGTCCATATACAGAAGCTATATTTGATCCAGGAAGTAAGATCCTAGCTATTGTATCAAAAGTATGTAAACAACAGTATCATATGGTACCAAAACTAGATGATAATGGAGATCCTCAAAGACTAAAGATAAATAAAAGAGAAGACGGAAAAGATATAAAAGAAGAAAGAAGATTGCTAGATACTTTTGCTGAATATTATATAACTGATGAAGAAGAAATAGAATTAATAGTAGAAGGGATGTCTATTAATTCTGACACATATGATTGGAAGAAATTCTTTACAGATGAAATAATTCCAGATCCAAAAGCTCTACCTAAAGAAAAAGCAACTATGGTAAACCTAGGGTAACCCCCTAATCTCAACCCTAATTAACCAATCCAGAACAAGGAGCCATGTGCTCCTTTTTTTGGCTCTAAACTAAAACAATATGAATCACTGGGTAATGGATTATGAAACTCTTAAGAATTGTTTTGTAGCAGTATTTAAACACTATAAGACAGAAGAGATACATGTCTTTAAGATATGCGCTCTACAAGATGACTTTGGAGACTTCATAGAATTTTTACAAAAAAATGTCAGAGAAAAAAACTGGCACATATCATTCAATGGTTTAAGTTTTGATGGACAAATAACCAATCACATTTTACATAACTATATAGGATGGGAAGAAGGTGGAAGAAAGTTTGCAGCAAACATATATCAATATGCACAAGATGTAATTGCTCGTTCAAATAGAAAAGAATGGCAAGAGTATCCTGAATGGAAAATGTTAATACCTCAAATAGATGTATTCAAATTAAATCATTGGGATAATCCAGCTAAACGTTCTAGTTTAAAATGGATTGAGTATACTATGGATTGGGATAATATATTAGACATGCCTATTAATCATGAGACAGAGATCACTACACAAGAAGAACTAAACATGATTGTAGAATATTGTATTAATGATGTAGATGCAACCAAAGAGATATATAATAGATCTAAAAATCTAATAGCTCTGAGAATGAATCTAACAAATGAATACAATATAAACTTATTTAATGCATCTGAACCACGTATAAGTAAAGAACTATTTAGTCATTATCTAAGTAAAGAACTTAAGATCTCTAAGAAAGAACTTAAAAGTTTAAGAACTTATAGGGAAACAATTAAGTTAGAAAATATTATACTACCATATATTAACTTTAATACACTGGAATTCAATACGTTACTTAAAAGATTCAAAACTGTTGAACTAGATCCAGCTAACATCAAAGGAGCATTCAAACATGATCTTAATTATAAAAATGTTAAAACTCATTTTGGTTTAGGTGGTGCACACGGTGCAAATAAACCTGGTGTATACACATCTAATGAAGAAAATGTTATTATGTCTTCAGATATTGTTAGCTTTTATCCTATGCTAGCTATTAAGAATGGTTGGTCTCCCGCACATTTACCAAAGAAAGAATTCTGTAAACTATATGAATGGTTCTTTAATGAAAGAAAGAAGATTCCTAAGAGTAATTCCATGAACTATGTATACAAGATCATACTAAACAGTACCTATGGTCTTAGTAATGATAAGAATTCCTTTTTATATGATCCTGAATTCACTATGCGGGTTACCATTAATGGTCAACTAACTTTAATGATGCTTTATGAAATGATCATGGAAGCTATTCCTGAAGCAATCCCACTTCTTCAAAACACAGATGGTATTGAGACAGTAATTCCTAAATCTAAGATTGATTTATATCATAAAATATGTAAAGAATGGTGTGGAATAACAGACTTTAGTCTTGAACATGACCAATATCAAAAAATTATACTAGCAGATGTGAATAATTATATAGGAATATTTAATTTTGTTGAGACAGATATAACTAAATGGAGAGAAATCAAGAAAGCAAATCCTCATTATATATTTAGAGTTAAGAATGGAGTCTTTGAATATGCACCTGTAAAATGTAAAGGTCGTTTTGAATTCACTAATTTAGCCCTTCACAAGAACAAATCTAAGCTTGTAATACCCAAGGGTATATTTCAATACTTCGTGCATGACGTGCTTCCTGAGGACTATCTAGCAACTAATAACAATATACTTGACTATTGTATAGGGAGCAAAACTAATGGCGGATGGCAAATGGTTGCAAAAAGAATTAAAGATTCTGAGATAGAAGAAGAAAACTTACAGAAAATAAATAGATATTATGTTAGTAATCAAGGTGTTAAAATCATTAAGAAAAATAAAAATGATGGAAGACTAATACAACTAGAAGCCGGACCATGGATCCAAACAGTATACAATAAAATGGAACTAGAATCTAAATGGAAAGATTATGATATCAATATGAAATACTATCTGCAAGCTATAGAAAAAGAAATTAATAATATTCTTGGAGTAGCAACTAATCAATTAAAATTATTTAACTAAATTTGTAAATTAAAATTATTTAAAATGGGACATTCAAAACCAACAACAACAACAAAAGAGTTTCTACAAGCAGCTCCTCTACCAACCCACGGTAAAACATATACTGTGGTTTCACACAAAGAAGTTATAGATCATACCAAAAATCTATTAAACAAACACGGGTTTAAAATAACTAAAGAGTTATATAGATCAAATATGAATGCCAAAGTAGCACAAGGTATATATCATGTTAGTTCTCAATCACTTAAGTCTGATGAAGAATTAGGAATGATGTTTGCTTGGACAAACTCATATGATAAAAGTACAAGATTCCAATGTGGAGTAGGCGCACATGTATTTGTATGTAATAATGGGTTAATCCATGGAGATATGGCCACTTATGGAAGGAAGCATACAGGTACTGCCAATGCAGATATTTCATCTTCAATTGCTTCTCAAATTGGAATAGGTGCAAAAAACTTTAACCAACTTGTTCAAGATAAAGATGATATGAGAACAGTTATTTTACCTATAACACGTCAGGCTGAACTTTTAGGAAGACTGTTTATAGAAGAAAAGCTATTAGATACCACTCAAATATCTGTAGTTAAAGCAGAAATAAATGAGTCATCTTATAATTATAGTATTGATCCTGACACAGCATGGATGTTTTATAATCATGTAACACATGCATTTAAACAAACACATCCACGTAATTGGATGGATCATCAATCTAAATTTCATAAATTTATGACAGGTGAACTACTAAATCATCATGGAATTAAACAACAAGACAATCCTTCAGGAGAAGATGTGGAAGTAGATCTTCCTCCAGTAACAGGAGAAATGATTACAGGAAGTGAAATATTTGAAATGTAATGAGTATTAAAGATAAACATAGCAAATATTATTGGGATACTGACAGGAATCAAGATTTAAAATATACAACTCCTATTCAAAAAGTAATGATGTCTGTCCCAGAAGGAATAGAATTTAATAAATCATACACTATAGATATGGCTGATGAAAATATAACAAAAACAGGAGCATTATCACCATGTGGAAGTGAAAGAGCTGGCTCTGACTTTGATATGGATTATAAAAAAAACCCTATACCAAATTACTATATTGGAAAAACATATGGTTATGAAGCACGAAAAGTTGTAGAAGACTTTGAACTTTCTTACAATGTGGGTACTGCAATAACTTATTTGTTACGTGCTGGCAAGAAAAAAGAGATGGGTTTAATGGATCTTAAAAAACATAAAGAAGATATTCAGAAAGCAATTAACCATTTAAATTTTGAGATGGATAGGCTTAACAATAAAAAGAAATAATATGAGAGTAGAATGGAACAATGAATACAGATTAGGTGATATGATATATAGTCACTTAGTAAGAGACAAGTATAAACAGCTATACTCCTCTAGATATGCAAACTCAATTGTATCTAAATATATGAAAAGAACAACTAAGAGTAGAGATCTTGATATCTTAGAGAGTATTATAAAAGAATACAGCCCTAGAATAAAACCAAGAAAAAATACACTAGTGATTCATCTTCGTGTTGGAGATGTTGTAAAAAGGGATGTAGACTTTTTATTAAAACAAGAAAATCTTATATACACAAAACCCTTATCATACTATAAGGATGTTATAAAAGACTATACAAAGATTAAGTCTATTACACTAGTGGCAGGCGGATGTTTCTTAAAAGATAACTTACCTCTAAGTAAGAAGTTTATATCTAAAATTAAAGAACTCTACACTGAGATGGGATACAATGTTAATGTACGTATTGGAAAGAATGCAGATGATGACTTTGTCTTCATGTCTAGAGCCAAACACTTTATCCCTGGAGGAGGAAAATTTTCTAATTTAATAAACCAATTACATAAAAAAAATGAGCAAGACAATTAATAAACTATCAGCAGAGCAAGTAGAAAATGCTTTGCTAAAATATATGGATATTACCTATGGGGTTAAGTATCCAAGTGTAAAAGAAGAAGATGGAGAATTCACTCTTAAATTTAAATGGAAAAGAAAAGAGTTTGATCAAGAAGAATGGGATGGTATATTATCCTATATAAAGTCTATGGGATTTAAACTTATCTCAGAGAACAATCACTATGAAGGTAATTATGATCCAGAAGAACCACCAGAATGGGTTCCCACTATAAAATTTAATAAATAATGTGGCCTATCATTGGATTAATAGTAGTAAGTATAATGTACTATTCACTAAACTATAAAAGATGGAAGAAGAAATAAATAATTTATTAGGTACCAATCATTGGGTAACAGTATACCCTATGATAAATGGTAGCAATAAGTGGATTGGAGAAATTTATAAGAAAGATAAGAATACCTGGAATAAAGAAAAAAGAAAAATATTCAACCATCCCATCAAAGCATATAAATGGACAGCTGAATATCTTAAGTCTCTTATAGAATCTTTTACCTAGACAGAAGCCCAGAATGCATATTCAAAAGGCACATCTATCGGTGGAGCTGGTTGTGAATCATATTCTACAAGTAAACCATCAGCTACCG